TAACAACTTCGATGTCAAAGCGCTTGCATGAGAAGACGTCGAGATAAGCGTCGCCGTTCTGATCGATGAAGTGAGCAGCGATGTTGCTCGTCTCAATGAGCTGGATAAGTGTATATCCAGTCTTCTCTTCTTTACCAAAATGAACCACCTGAGGTTCACCATATGCAACCATGTCGATTCGTTCGACCAACGTCTTAGCAAACTTAGTGATATTGTCTGGATTGGTCACAGCAGAAATTGAACATCCGCCGCAATCGAGCATAAGGTGGTAGCCCCAGTAGTCGTTCATTGCATTATGATCCTCTTGGAAAAATTAAAAAGCTACGGTTCAACCGCAGTGACGTATTTATCAGTTGAGCCTATTGGCTCGATCGGTTCAATGATGTTCTTATTCTCATGCACTTCAGACGCCGCAGGACCCTTCATGACTTTCTTCATAGCAGCGATGTGCTTGACGTCGTGCTCGTCTCTGTAGGGTTGCAGATCCAGATCTTTTGGCACTCTACGAACGGTCAGACGATCGGTCTTGCGTATGTATGGATACAAGAAGTCCGAGTAAGCCTTCCAGCTAATGCCGGCGGCCTCGACTGCCTTGTGCTCCAGATACGTAGCGATTCTATGAGCGTCTTGGTACTTCAGCTTGAGAGTCATGAGAGCAGCTTTTTCAGCCCTCTCGTGCATCACGATGAACTTAGTGATATCTGTACCATCAGGCATGACTGACTTGAATCGACGATCTAGATATATCGTCTTGCCATCCTCAGAGTAGCCAGCCAGATACGGTATGTCGTAAGTTCGATCAACTTTATATCTTAGAGACAGAAGCTTTTTAAATCGCAGATCAGCAGCTAGCTTTTCCGCGATGGCTCTATATGGTATAGTCTCTGAGACCTGCTTATGCCGCCGCTTCGATAGTATCGCCACGTAGCAACTCCTTGACTGACGGGAACTGGTCACAGATGATGTCCCAACAGGCAGAGGCTACTTCACGATGCTCCAGCTGAGTCGCCGGATCCATGCGTAGCTGACAGTAATGAATCCAGCTCCGTAGGTTGCCCTTCATATACAGGCGTGAGACTGTAAGACCTTCCGGAAGTACTGCACGTGCCTGTTCCTTGGCGATGCCGTTCTCGATGGCCCACTTATAAGCATCCTTAGCAGCCAACGTGGCGAGCTCCTGAAGTACGTTAAAGGTACTCTGTAGCTTATCGTCGTCAGTCTTAATCGAGTTCTGACGATTCTTAGTATCTTGCAGGCGAGCCTCACGCGGCTCTACGAACTCGGCAGCCTCAGCGTATCGCTGACTAAACTCCTGAAAGACGAACGACCGATGACGAAGCATCTGTCGAGCGATGTCGCGAGTCGTGATGATCTCAATAGTAGCGTCGACCATCTCGAGAGGAGATAGGTGCTTGTTCTTAATAAGATACTTGAGGAGCTTACCGGCCGTGCCATGATTGCTTTGATTAGCCGGATTAGACACGCGAGCGCAATAAGCCACCAATTCCTCAGCGGTATTGCACTCTTTAATGACTGGCTTCGTCATAGAAATGAGAGTAGTCTGCATTCACAATCTCCATTATAAAGTGTATTAGCCTACGCGAATGATAGACCTTAGCATCCAGCCATGCTTTGAGTGAATATCAATACGGTCTTGCAAGAAGTTCGATAGACCTACCATGTTGGCAGCCTCTGCCTCTTCATAAGCTTTCTTCAGGGTTCCCATGACAATTAAATTATCAGCAACCAGTCGAGTAATCATGCCTAGAGCTGACGGAATGAGGAGTTCGTCTTCAATGTTGGTCAGCTCTGAGAATCTAGAATAACTACCTGGAGCAAATGCATCAGCGGCACGAATGTGCTCGGCAATAGCGTCAACTGCTAGGAATAGCTCATTATAAAGGTTATTTAGAAAATCGTGATACTGAGGAAAATCCGTACCAGTGACATTCCAGTGATAGTTGTGCGTCTTGAGGTATAGGCTGAATGTATCAGCCAATACCACTTTAAGACTCTCGATTAGTGGACTTTCCATGATCTCTCTCTTGTGTTAAGGAAGTTCTTAACTTATTTATAGAGAGATAAGAGGCGGCTTACGCCGCCTCCGCCATCTCGACCGCCTTCTCGAGGGCGACCACCTTACGATTGCGATTCTGACCGTACCAAGAGCTGGCCAGACGCGACTCGGTGGTGTGACCAAGCTCGTGGTCCATGAGGAATGTGGTGGCATGGAATGCTGACCACCAAGAACCCTCAGCGAACTTATGACCCGGCTGAGTGTCCAGAACCTCGAAGGCGCGCTTGGCTGCACGGCTCTCGGTCTTGTCGTTCTTCGAGGACATAGCCGGAAAGACAGTCGTGAAGTACTCCTTCACAGTGTCGACCGTGAAGCGCTTGGAGCCAAGGAACGAAGCCATGTCCTTGTAGGTACCGAGCTTCTGGTTAGCGACACCGAGCGTATCCTTGACGAACTCGGCGTCGAACTCCTTGCGATGGCTCATGCGAACCATCAGGTCGCTCTTGCTGTTAAGAGACAGCGTAAGAGTGTTGTTACACACCACGCGAATCGGCGTGAAGCGAATGTCGATACTCTTACCGTACTGATGAGGATTGGAGAAGAGCAGGTAGCTCTCGACCTTGTCACCGTTGAAGAGCTCGAAGGAGTCCTTCACCTTGGCCAGAGCCCAGACGATCTCGCCAGACTTCAGGCTACCGGCCGTGTGCATCTCCATGTCACCGGCCATGATGAACTCGTTGAAGAACTCGAATGCAGTCTCGTTCTGCACCGGATTCCAGTCCTGAGAGACCGTGTCGAGGACTCGGCCGTCAGAAGAACGCACCAGAGCGTCCTTGCCGACGTAGATCTGCTTGCCGCGAACGTCGGCATAAGCCGGGATCTTCTCGACGGTCCAGTCCAGCTCAGCTTCCTTGAGCATCTGAGCCGGCGTCAGGTCGGCGATAACCCGCTTACCAAGACCGTGCCAAGGCAGATCGCCCGCGTAGGCCATCGTTTCAACTTCGTGTGCCATGATTAACTCCTTGTTTGATTCTGTCTAAACTTACCACAACTTTAGTCGTTTGTACACATCTTTTTCGCAACTTTCTTGCGACTGTAAGCTTTCTTAGAGGCCACGATCCGCGGCCGATACTTGGCTGAGCCAAGATCTTTTGCAACTGCGTTTCTCATGATACCCTCCGTTTCCATTATTAGTATCTTACCATGGCTACGTATGTATGTACATGCTTATTTTCATTAAAAGTAAGTTTTAGGCAAAAAAAACCATCGGAGTTGAATCCGATGGCTTAGAGTTCTTAGTTAAAGAAGTCTTTTAACTTCTTCTTACGATTATCAGCTTCCTCAGCGAACTTGCTCTTGTCGAAAGCCGGAGAGTCGTCTAAGATATCTGCTTGAGCAGACTGCTCGACGTCGTACAGACGCATCTTAGATCGATCCACTCCGACCACGAATCGCTTGAGCGCGGTAGGATCGTTGTAACGATTCTTGAGCTGCTTGATCATGAGCTGACTGAGGCCTTCTAGTTCCTCTGACGTGATGATGGCGAACATCAAGTCGGCAGTCATTGGCAGGCCAAAGCTGTCAGAAGTGCTCTCCAACCCCACATCCGAGTCACTGAAGCCACTTCTATTAGTCTGAGTAGCAGAAACAACTGGAAGATTAAACTCTACTGCGAGCCCTCTGAGCTCTTCTGCGATCGTCTTAATAAGAGTGTACGAGTTAACGTTAGAGCCCATCTTAATACGACTAGAAGAACATATATTGAGATAGTCGATATAAATGATGTCAGGCGTGAAGTTCTTCTTGAGCTTGAGTTCATTTAAGAGATACCTGAAGTTAGCTGAACCAGCTGATGCAGTCGGATACTCCTTGACGATGAGCTTACCGACGGTCTTTAATCTGATCTTCTCAACTTTCTTGTCGTATGCATCTTTTGATAGTTCAGTGAGTTCGTCGACTCGTGTGTTAAGAAGATTGGCATCGATACGCTCGGCGATGCGCTCCTCAGCCATTTCCATGGTGATGTAGAGTACGTTCTTACCATCCATCATGTTTCCTGCAGCGCAGTGAGTCATGAAGAGAGTCTTTCCGACGCCAGTACCAGCCAGAATGATGTTAAGAGTCTTTCGCGGGAGTCCACCCTTCGTGATCTTGTTAAAGAGATCTAGATTGAATGGAATACGATCTTCGGTCCTATGATAGAACTCATATCGCTCGTCAGCATTCTCAAGATAGTCGTGGCCGATATTGGTCCGAAAGCTTACGCCCAGGGCATCGGCAAGGATCTTCGGTATCGATCCCTTCGCGGATGTTCCAGACTTGTCGTCGAGAATCTTGATCGACTCCATGATCGCGTTGTAGATTGCCTTGTCCTGGCAGAACTTCTCGGTCGTGTCGATTAACCATTCGATGTTACTCTCATCTTTTTCGATAGTGGAGACATACTCGATAGCAGACTTGAATGCTGATTCATTTAAGTTATCTTTCTTGTCGAGCTCGATGACGAGAGCTTCTTTCGAAGGAAGGTCGTTATAAGTCTTGACATAGCTGTCGACTAGATCAAACACGAGTCTCTCGGTTGGATTTTGAAAATACTCCGTCTTAAGAAATGGTAGAGTGCGCCTGGCGTACTCCTCGTTGTACACCAGGTGCGTGAGTACTGTCTTCTCAATCATTACACACTCTCAATTGTTTCCATGATCTTGCCAAAGCCGACCGTGTACTTCTCTTCGATGAACTTTCGAAAGATAGGACACAGAAGGATTGGCTGCCAGAAGTCTCGCGAGTCTGTATCTGCTATTCGATACTTTTTGTCTCCCACTTCTCCAGAAGATCGATCAACGCGCTGATACCAACCGGCAGAAGGTTTAATAACGTGCCCAGAAAGAATAGCGACATCGAGGAGACCACTCCAACGAGATATGCCGCCATCAAAAGACACCGTAATGGGAATGCGAGACTTTTCCTTAACGTAACGTGACTTTTCAACGTTGATAATGAAATTATATCCGACAACTTCTTGTCCATCTTTTTCCTGCTGCCTCCCAATAATGAAAATGTTATCTGCTGAATAGTAAGATCCAGTACCGCCAGACACGATGTCCTTTGGATACATAGCCATCTCTTTGTATGTATGATTGACCACGACCATAGGAATATCCTTGATCGTCAAGTGTGGTGTGACCATGCGGAACAGCGACTTGATCTGCTTCGCACGACTCATGTCGGCTGTCGACTTGCCTTCCATAGCATCATCGACTTCCTTCTTCGAAGCCAAGTTACCGATGGAGTCCACCACGATGATGACTCGATCACCACGCTTCAGGCCGTCCATCTGCTTCATGATGTCGAACTTTAGCTGCTCGATGTCAGTGATCGGAGTGTGCAGCACACGCGCGGTATCGATCTCGAAAGAGTCGAAGTAAGACTGAGGAGTGCCGAACTCAGAGTCGTAGAAGAGCACCGCTGCATCCTTGTACTTGTCGAGATATGCCTTGACGAGTAGAAGAGAGAAGGCCGTCTTGAAGTGCTTCGATGGACCTGCGAACATCGTCAGACCGGGTGTCAAGCCACCATCGAAGGTACCAGAGAGTGCTACGTTCATCATGGGCACAGAAGTCTGAATCATATCCTTGTCAGAAAAAAACTTAGATACGCTTAAGACTTCAGAATCTTTAATAGTAGAAGCTGCTTTAATCTTATCAAGAACGCTCATGTATATCCTCCATGTTGTATATGC